TTTCCGGCAAAAGGCATAGTTACATATGGTGTAAATACATCTATTCCTTCAATTGATACACCAGGCACATTTATTGCCTGACAAAACCAAGTTAAATTTGGTGCATCTTGCATTGTCAGTCGAAAACTGATATTTGAAAGATAATTTAAATTGTCTGGTACTGTACTTCCTGCGGCCATGATTTCCTTTTTAGTCCTTCTATACTATTTATTCAACAGATTTTCAAACTCGCCATAATCCATATCTTTTCCAACAAAAATAAATTTAGAATTTGGGTATTCTTCTTCTATGTGTTTGTGTTGTCCAATCCAAGAATCTTGTTTTTCATCATGAAATTCGGTAATGGAAGACCCAAGAAATATACCATCTTTTGTTTGATCATGATAATAATCAAATCCCACACAATAAAAAAATGTTTCACTAGGATTTTGTTGAGCGGCCAAACGGAGTGCAACTGTATCAGTAACCCATTCTTCAAATGTAGTATCTGACCACCAAGCAACATTTTCAGTTGGATCAGATGGGTCAATCCAAATGAAATACATAACCCCTTCATGTGCAAATTGAATGAAATTGTCTGTTTTTGGTTGATTCTCTCCGATTTTATATTTTTTATCGGTTGTCTGTTTAAGCATGTCATAGTGCATACTTGGAATTAGATCAAATCCTCTAAAATAACACTTATATTTTTTCGTCAGATCATTGGTTATCAATTCTAATTGTGCATCGATATCTTGACAAACTAAATGGTCTGGTACGAATTTGCGATAAATTAAATCACAACCATATGTTGTATGTTTTTTGAAAAGATTGAAATCCGAAACAGATTTTGATTGACCATTTCCTATCACTATGATCATTGCGGCCTCACTGGAAAATTATCACTACAAATAAAAAAAGGGAGTAGATTTCTCCACTCCCTTTCAGAAATCCTACTATATGTAGGTCAAGAATTACATCAAGTTGGTAATTGCAGCTTTTCTGTAATATACATTCAGGTGAGGATTAGTTCCAAGAACACCTGTCATACGACCAGTTGAAGCACTTGCATTTTCTGCAAATGGGTTTGCAACTAGACCATAACGTGTTTTGAAAGCAATCTGTGGTTGAAAACTAGAACTATCAACCGCACGAACCATTTGCAACGGAACGTATGGGCAATAGAATATACCAGCATCCATCGGTGAATCACCTTTGTAACCTACACAATAAAATTCTTGTGCATTTGCATCAGCATATGGATCAACATATACTTTATAGCGTCCGTTAAGAACTCCGGCAAAAGTTGAAGATGAAGTATCTGTATTCAGATCTGTGCTCATTGCAGGAGCATAATCCAAAATACCTGCCATCTGAAGGGCAGAAGCAACATCAGATGAAGTCATCAGAATGTTTCCTTTTCCTCTTCGTGTGTCTTTACCAATCTGGTTTGCATCTTTTTCAATCTGCATCATCAGACCTTTGAATTTCTCAACCATCCAACGACCATTGGAATCGGTATCAAGGTCAAACAGACCAGCAGTAGTTGTACCGACTTGAGCTCCTGCAGCAGCGTTGATGTAAATCTTACGAATTACTTCTCGGTTGATTTCTGCAAGAATTTCCATAGACAGAATGTTAGCAAGTTCTGCTTCTGCATCCAGACCATGAACTGCACGTAAATCCTGTGCGAGTTCCATTGAATAGGAACCTTTCAGGGCACGTGTACCAGCGGCGATTGAAATCTTCTCAATTGAGAAGGACATTTCACCAGCAACATCACCCTCACCACCGTCTGTTTCCAGAGCACTTGATGCGGAATATTCGTTACCAGTTTGTGCAGTACCATCAGCTGCTGTGATCAAAAGACCAGGCGTCTTAACTAAGTCACCCGATGCGTGTCCTGGCGTACCAGATTCACTTGCAACGGTGTCAGCATTGACTCCAGGCATTTCCGCACCTGACATAGAATTGACTCGACTCTTGAGAGCAAAGATCAATCCAGTTGGGCCGGACATTGGTTGTACACCACAAACATCGTATGCTACGAGTTGAGGCATTGCACGCCGAACCATTGAGATCAAAACTGGATCTGCAAAATCGGCACTAACTTGGACTGAACCACCAGCTACACCACCTAAAGATGGGTTAGTGGATGTTAATCCCATTACAGTAGTAGGGGTTGCCTCTGTCAAGAGTCCACTACCTTGTTGATCTTGAGCATACTGAGATTCAGTATTTTCAAGACATAAAGCAGTGACTGCTCTACGATATGAATCACTGATCTTAGGAAGATCTGGATGATCCAAAACTGGAGCCCACTTCTTATTAATTGTTTCTGAGAGTTGCATTTTTTAAACTCCTTATATTGTTAAAAAAACTTAAAAATTATTATTAATTACGAGCAATAGCTTTACTATATGCTTCCATGATGTTGTTCAACTTAGGGTCAGAAACTTCTTCTCCATCAGATGATCCATCACTTTCCTGTTCAACATTTTCATCCTGTTTTGTTTGATTTGGGAAATAACTTTCCTTAATCGTCTTAACTTTATTCTCAAAATCGTCTTTGTCATCTTCGTAAGAAACACCCTCTACGAGAGATTTCATCTTTTCAGATTGTGTGTCTGCAAGGTCTTCACAAACTTCTTCTAAGATCTTGTCCTTACGATATTCGTTAAGTTCACTTGTAACTTGAACGTTGTCATCGATTTGAGAGTTCAATTTTCCTTCAAGTTCTTCCACCTTGTCGTACAGGCTTTCAACGATGTCAACTTTTTCGTCTGGAACTTCGATATAATGTTCGGTAAAGAGATTTTTAAGTCCACCTATGAACTCTTCAGTAAGTTCACTCTTCAATGAACTATCAAGCGCAAGTTCGTTCTCTTTCATCCACTCTTCAACTACGTAGTTGAGATAACCATCGACTTTTTCAGTCAATTCGTCACGGAATGAAACAATCTCTTCTTGAAGATCTGACTGATACTCTTTTTCAAGTTCGTCAATCTTTCCTGTTGCAATTTCCATTACTTTCTGATGAACTGCGGCTTCAAAGATAGTAGAAGCTTTGGTCTTAAACTCTTCTGAAAGTTCTTCACCATCTACTAATGCATCGATATCTTCTTTTACATTAATTTCAGGCATAGAAATTTTAATTTTCTTTTTCTTTTTACCAACTTCATCTTTTTCTGGATCAGAATCATCTGGTGTTGGGCCCCCAAGATCTTCTGCTTCTGCAACATCCATAAGATCTTTCCATTTGGCAGAAACTTCTTCTTTTTTCAGACCATTGACTTTATCGAAAAGGGCTTTGATCATAGCAGATTTAGTAGAAGGAACTTTATATTCCTCTTTCTTTACTTGCTCTTCTTCCTCTTCTTCGTCATCATCATCTTCGTCTTCGTCATCGTCTTCTTTGACTTTTGCTTTGGGTGCTTCTGCAACAATTTCTTCTTTTTCTTCTTCTTCAATTTGTTCTGGAGCTTCAACAAGTCCTTCTTGCTCAGTTTCTTCCAGAATTTCTTCTTGAGTTGTATTTTCCATAGAACTTGATACTCCTAATAGTTAATGGTATATTTCGTTTACTGTAGTAATATTTATAATATCACAACTTTGATAATAAATTTTTAAACTCGTTTATTTTTACTTCCTCAAGTTTTCTGGAAGAGGCTTTTAGAATATTATTCTTTGCCCGTTTTATATCTTGTTCACGCAAAAGTCCATTATCCCAAATCCATTCTCTTCCTTCCATAATACCTTCTACGAAAGCATTAGGAGCAGATGGATCTGCAACAATATCTGCTGCGGTTGCAAGATAAAAATCTTTTTGTACAATCTGAGAGTTCTTTGCATCTGGTTTTAATGTTCCCATTCCTCTTGAAGAAACACCTAGTCTTGCACCCTCATCAATCAAACACTTAACAATTTGTCCATTTGGTGTATTTAAAACTTTTGCACGCCCAACAAAATTCTTACCTTCTTTAACTAAAGAAGTAATCATATGCGATGCACGATCTAAATTAACTGTCGGGCCGTCAGGGTGTCCAAGTTCTCCAAATGCACGTTTTGGTGTAACATATTCGTTGACATATCTTTTTACTTCATTTTCAAGAACATCTAAAGGATATAC